TCTAGGATTCCTGTATGTAACTGATACTCCCAGTTAGAATCATACCCCTGCACAAGATCCTTTCCCACTGGGCGAACGGCTCTTGGTTTGCGGAAACCCTTCTTAATTTTTTTCAATGGATGGTTGCCTCTCTGCGTTCTAGCTCTGCTTCTATTAACATCTGTAGGTCGTAAAGAAAATCTTCTTCTATATCTATAATAGAATTAGAAGACCCACCTGCATTGTATAAGTAACTTCCTGTAGCAATGATCATCTCTTCAATACTCAATTGATCTCTCCAAGAGTAATACTTTCTATTTCACGTTTAGGGTTAGCTTTAAGCACTCGCAGTATCTTGTTGCCTATCCACTTAGGATGATAGGCGTTGCGGTGCATGGTACGGTGAGCCATAAAGTGTGTCTGCTCAGGCATATAGTTTGTATAGTTTTTAGTGTTTATCTTCTGGCCTTCTTCTTCAGTGACTAAAGTCTTAAACCACTCTACAAATATAGTACTTGAGTGCGCTCGTATTCGCTTAGCTTTCCTTCCGTTCATAGTAGTTCCTCTACTTTAGGTTCGACTACAACCTCTGTTAAGTATGTTCGTCCATTGGAGTATTTAAAGGTTCGTAGACCTTTACCATCATTAGAATCTGCATAACATTTAAACTTATACTTACACCAGTTACACCCCTTCGGTAGTTTCATGTTTCCTTTCTTACCGTCAGGGATGGGAGTATAACACAATGCAGGTGGCGTGTCAAGCTCTAGTGCAGGTAAAAGAATACCAATAGATGATCGGATGTTAGGCTTGTCAAGATCATCAGGCACGTACATGCACAACTCGCCGCTCTCTTTGTTCAACACCAAGAAGCCACCGTTCTCTGTACCCTCTGCCGCCTCATACCCTGCAAGCTGACCCAAGTAACCAAACGGATCATCCTGAGCTAAGCGTCCTTCCTTGAACTTGTTGAACGCAAAGCGAGAGGCTGTCTTAACATCGACTACTTCACCGTTGATCTTGCAATCCATGTGGCCTACGATGCCGTCAACTGTAACTTCTTTCTGCTCGTCTGTTACTTCGTGACCTGCCATGCGTACTAGCATCAACACAATCTCTTCAAGCAAGTGGCCGTATAGAAACTTAATCTGTGTTGGCCCATCAATACCGCCATGCCCAAGAACGTAGAGCCTCTGTCATACCTTGTACGGCTCTGTCTATGTCGGCATCAGTCAGGGGTAAAGGCTCACCCTCTGATAGTTTTTCTAAGTGACTATAGATGTCAGGTACTAAAGTATTAAGCTTCATGCTGTTTACCTTTTATGTTTTTAATTATAGTTTTTATAGTCTTTAAGTCCGTCTTAAACCACTCGTTAGCGTGTTCAATCTTGTTTTCTTTTAGCTCAGCATGTGCTAGTTTCTCAGCCTCGCGCCTATCTTCAAAGTATTTAGAATAAGAAACCTTATAATCTCTAAAGGGTGATGAAGTCTGATACGTAGAACACCTGTCCTTTGCGTCAACAGCCATACCAACTTTGAACCAACCTTTCCATGCAGGGTTTGAGATAATATAGACGTAGCCTCCTAAGATACTGTTGTACTCTGCTCTGTGTCTACGCCCAAGTAGCTTAGCTAAGAGCTTTGGACTTGGCTGTACTCCTTCTTTGTACTTTCTCTTAATTGTATTCTCTGTTCTGCGTATGTCGTAACAGTCTATACACTTATAGTGTTTCTTCCCTACAAAAGAAGACCACCAGTTAACAGGCGTTTCAAGTACTACCCCACATTCTATACAGTTTTTAGTAGTAAGTTTCATTATAGTATCCCTCATTGTCTATTATTTCGTAATCGTTATCGTCTTCAAAAGTTCCAAGCTTTAGAGGGACAACATCTTTATCTCCAGTGTGTACTGTTACTCGTCCTGACACTAAGTATATACACTCTATCAAAACAATTTCATTGTGTTGTACTACTCGTATAACAGTCATGGGTGATTTCCCTCTTGGGAGCCTGAAAAGACCGCCCCTAGAAGTATTGTATCTAAGATGGACGTAGTTTTCAAGCTTCACTACTTCAGGTTTAATGTGTTTCACTCCAGTTCTCCCCGACTTTATAGTCTCCGTCCAGTGGACAGTTAAGATTAAACATGCACCCTGCTTCTTTGATGGCTCGTACACCTAGCTTACCTACCTCTACTGCATCATCAACATGGCATTCTATCTGCCATTCGTCGTGGACATTGGCAACAAACTTAGCGTCAAGTCCCTTGGAAGTTATAAGCTCATCTAAGATTATCAGAGCCTTTTTCATGCAGATGCTTCCGGCTCCTTGAAGAAGAGTGTTGAGAGCGGCGTGTTCTGATCGAACAGTCAAGCGTCTACCGTCTAGTCCTTTAACGAATCCGCTTGTAGCTTCTCTTTGTACTCTGTCCGTAAGTTTCTTAAATGATGGTAGACCATCAAAGAAGCGTTGTCTAAGTCCTTTACCATGCGCCCTACCTCTTCCAACCACAGACCCAAGCTTTGCATCTCCTGCTCCGTACAAGAGGGCATAGATGAAAGTCTTTGCTTGATCTCTTGATTTAAGCCCTGCAAGGTTTTGATTAGCGGTGTGTATGTCTCCGTTGAGAATTTCATTTGTATAGCCCTCGTCATTTAAATAATGTGCTAACATTCTAAGCTCAAGCCCAGAAGCGTCAATCCCAACCAGACGATAGTTCTCTGGCACAGTCCAACAAGATCGGCAATCTTCGCCATACGGTGAAGAACTACTAGGAATTTGAGCCATGTTAGGATGTGAATGAGTCATGCGCGATGTCACTGCACCATTAGGATTGACGTAACCATGTACTCTTCCAGTAGTTTCATCAAGCTCCTTGATCCAACTCTTAGTTTGAGCCAAGCGTTTCTGTACCATCAGGTACTTAGCAATCAACAAAGCCTGTGGAATACCTCTAACTTTATTTAGTGTTGCTTCGTCCACAATGGGTTGACCTGTAGGTGTATGCTTCTGCGGCTTCCAACCAAAACGAATTAGGTACTCACCAATTTGTTTGCGTGACCCTAAGTTAAAAGGTGTTTCAGTTTTACGAGCAATAGGCTTACAGTCTATGTCCAACGATAGCTTCTCATGTTCTTCGTCAGAGAGGCGTGTCCCTTTACCATGCTGATCAGTAGCTGTCTTAGCTACGTGACCTAATGCTGTATACTTAGCTGTTAGTATCTGAGTAGTAACTACAGGACGGAACTCTTCCTGTACCTCTGCCTCTAGATCATGTAGCTTAGTTTCAAACATAGCCATCAAGCCCATGACTTTCTGTACATCTAATAAGAAACCATTGGTGCGCTGTTGATCTACAATCTTGGCTACGCCATGTTCTATCTGTACTGACTCAGGGGTAAACCCACGGCTCTCAAGCTTTAACGCTTCATATACTTTAGTATTAAGCAGTACATCATTCTTGCAGTACTCTAGCATCTCAGGTGTGTACTTGTCCCAAGCATCTTCTTGCTGACCGAAGCCGCCCTTGTGAAAACCTAGACGATAGCCCCACCCTTCTAAGCCGTGGTTGCCTTCACGAGTAGGCTTGAAGAGCCGTGATAGTACTAGTGTATCAACGATCTTCTTGTTGAATAGGTCTACTCCTGCAACCTTCTTAATAGCAGGGATGTCATAGCCTATAAGATTGTGTCCGATTAGTTTAGTTGCAGAAGATAACATATCGTAACCTTCTTGCAACTGTGTGTTGTCGAACGTGAATACGTCCATAGTATCAACGTCTTGTGCCACGATACAATGTATCTTCGTGGGGTCTAAGCCGTCTGCTTCTATATCAAATACTAAGTTACTCATTTTCTTTTGCCTTTATGGTTTAAAGTTATTTGATTTACTAATGTTCTCACACCACGTAAGTATCTGTAAATTTGTTTCAACATGTAGCCCACTAACCATCTTACCTTGAAGGGGCAGAATATGATCGACATGCATGGCTATCCCTGTTTCTTCCTGTAGTCGTTTAGCTTCTGTGTAAAACTCAGAAATCTTATTACGGTCAGCCCAAGCCACTGTACGTTCAAGCTTGGCGGCCATGCGCTTGACAGCGTATTCAGTGACCTTACCAAGGTTCGCTTCCTTCCAAGCCTTAACATTAGCCCCATGCTTTTCTGGATTGGCTTTTCTCCATTTTCTGTTACGCGCGGCGTGTTTTTCTGGGTTGTCTTT